CTCAATTCCATCAACGCAGTTTCGAAGGTGTCCTGTGTTATCTCAGTAAGAAGGTTTTTGTTTTTACACCAATAAGGCATTTCGACTATTGTACCAATACTCAATGGTGCAACAAAAGAGCCAGCTAGTGGTCCCTCACGGACTAAACGAAAACTCCTTTTTAAGAAGTCCACGTCTTCAATTGTTCTGGTTTCACCAACCTCACCGGCTTTCTTCTCATTGGTGTAAGTCATACCGAATTCTGCCATGGATTCACCAATGGTTTTCTGATTAAACTTCGGGACACAATCTGAACTGATAGACAAGACATTGTCATCACCCAACACGGCGATGGAAACTTCATTCCAAAAGTCCATAACGTTAGGGCGACCACAACACCTTTCGAAGGACATCACAAACAGGATCAAATTGTAAAAGGAATTTATGGTCGTGGTACCGGGGTGGCCGCTGGGCATACTCCGATTCCATTCATATATGGTGTTGTTCCTATTACCAGAACCGCCCAGATGGCGGCTGTTTGTGACTTCCAGCCACAAAACCCTGCGAACAAGCGAATTTTCTGGACCGTCATCATACCAGTCATTTATACGATCCAGTATAGCGTTTTGGATTTGGGGTTGCTGCGAACTGTCAAACGCATAAAAATCGCCGGCCACAAAGTTGTTGCCTTTTGTGAGTAGCTCCCGAGCTAACATATTCCATTCATTGTATGGGTTAACTCCCGCTGCCACTCCACAGTATATTCTGTTCTTCATGACACTGGCCATAAAGCACATGAAATACTTACGGAAGAGTATGGTGTAAACCAAGGGGGCCGAACTTATCAGCCTGGTCTCACCTTTGGCAACTTTTTCAAATGAACGTTTCTCGTCTTTTAGGAAATCGACAAAGACGTGCAACGATCTCTCACCGCGTTTTGCTAATTCTTCAACACGCAATACCTCTTCGAACAGCTTCTTGCAATGAGAATTTGAAAAGTCGTAATTTTGGCCTGTTCCAAAGAACTTCTTTTTGCCGTTGTGCCCCTGCAAGCAGTAAGGGTACCCAGCGCTTGTGCTTCTTGGTATTGAATCGAAAAACTCCAAGCCTGGTATGCCCACGACAGCTTGCTCATATGTCAATAAGAACCTAGGTTGCCCAACTGTTAATTCAAAGATCTTCTGAAAGGCAACATAAGAACATCTACTGACAAAACCCTCATCATATGTCAATAAAGGCCCATTGTACTTTACCAAGGCGTTAACCATAGGTTTAATACAAACTCCTTCATCATTGACAAAAGGCTTCAGCATGGCAGGTTCCTTCTGGGAACAAAACCAATTGTTATGCAAGACGGTTTTCACAATTGCTGTATCAGGACTCAAGCAACTGTAAAGGTTGGTTTTATACAGGGGAACAAAGGACCCTCCAACGGCAAAACTGTTCGCTTGCGAAACAATCTCAGCGTTATTGTGCTCGATTTCATCAATCTTCTTGGGCGGGAGACATTGTAACAACTCTTGTGTAATACAGACACTGTAACCCCGTCCCAAACTTAACGCTCCACCGGTATGGAAGCCGCATACAACACGCGGCCGAGTTGTGGACTCGTTATTATCGACGAACAGCACATTCCCGCAGTCTCCTCTGACTGTGGGTATATCATAGTCCCAGCAATTGCTCACCCTGTAAGGTGCAGTGGTATGGCCCACTGTGATTGGCCTGGAATTCAGCACAGCCTTGCCACTGCGCATCAGGCGAGTGATTTCTCTCCCGTTAGACTCGACGCCCTCCAGTATGACACCAATTTGACGTTTTTTCCTGAAATACTCAAGGTCTGCCTCACGTACAAACTTGTTCGTAATGTCCTTGAATAATAATCCAACGTGGTTGGCCAAGTCAAGTGCCAAAAAATCTTGTTCAATGGCACTCTCATAACGTCTTAACTTGCAGAACACTTCATACGTCAACTCGAACTTAAACCCAGGCTGAACGAGCCTAGTGAATTGAATGGTGTGCCGACCGTCAATCTGTTTGCTCTTAATGGCTTGTTCTAGATCAGCCAAGAAATGCTTCGGAATCATAATTATTCTGTCACGCAAACCAAGTACAGTACCCATAGTGGCAAACCTGTTTTTGTTCTCGTCGACAACTGTCATATGCAGCATATTGCGCACAATAGACAGACGTAAAGTGTCGGCATACACGGGTCTCTCGTTTAACGCACCATCTGAGGAGTTGGATTGACTTACAAACTTGTCGGCACAATTTGCAACGCAAAAGCGTAACAAACCGAAAAGCCCAAATACGAACGCTGAACCCGTCAGAAATGATAAGACAGGATGGGCTTTAATCGATTCCACAACTTGTTCGAACGCTTTCTTGCATTCACTCTTCATGTCGACAAGTTTTTTCTGCAAAGCTATTACAGCTTCCTCACAAGCCTTTTGGGCTTCAAAAGCCCCTTCCTGTATCCTACCGAAGAAACTGGTATTACGACCAGGTTCCAGTAGATCTGACAGACCACCTTGTGGTTGTATCGCGGCTTGTCTCCTCTCGTCAATGATACGTTGTACGAGTCTTTCCCTTGGTGTCATTGTGGCCATATGGTCGGCCTCAGAACGCCGGATCTTATTTATGATGCGATGCATCACATCCATGAGTTCCTCATCATGGACACCACTCACACCTTCTTGGAAGTCATGGTCGCGAACAAACCAGACGTGCCAAGGGAAACCGATACCTTCTTCTTCACACCTGTCGCGTTCTGCACAGAAAGCCTCATAATCAAGTGCGTTTTGCGCTAGTGAATCAACTACTTCACCATTAACTACGCGACAAAACCGCCTCTTGACACCCAAACGCAACGGGAAATGTATTCGTCGGTATACGGCACCGAGGTCGTTCACAACTTTACTTGCCTCTGGTGTGAAAGTGCTGAGGTTGGTCGTAAGCATGATGGCCTTAGACCTGAAGAAATTCTTTCCCTTATTGTTGAGATCAGCGAAGTTAAGCGGATACGCCCACATGTTTATCATACGGATCAACATCATGTAATCGTTGTCTTCATCTGAACCAATGGCGACCCTAGATTGACCGAAGTCGTCCATGACAACGCCATATTGACCCGTATAACCCTCCCAGTAAGGACTAGAGCCTTTCTGGAACACTTCACTCAACAAATTGGATTTTATCTCTTCGACGCGCTCGACTGGCATAGTGTGGGCTATTATGTAACTCATCATCTCAGCACACAATAATGTCTTTCCTATACCAGGTGCGCCTGTCAAACCCCAGCACACGGGTTGTACACGCTGCCCTCTTATGCTGTTAAGGGCAGCTCCGTTCGCCACACAAAGGGCCGTAAGATCGCGCTGATAACGAACAAAGACATTGTGAGCGCGAGTATTCCAACGGATCTGAGTGGCGATGTGATCGCC